TGTTGTCGTTGTATGTGACAAGCATGTCATCTTCGACGTTGTTACAGTCGCAAATAACAGCCCATACATTGACTTTTGAGTTACAAACAGCAGTTGCACTCAAGAGGTCGATGGTGTCTGCTGCAGTGTACAGATGTGGAACATTAGTTGCCAAAGCAGCTTTTTGTCCCGCAGCAGTTTGTACAACAGCAGCAACGTAACGGTCTGGGTCAGCACCGTCGCCAAGCGACAATGTACCTGTACCAGTACCTACGGTTAGGATTTCGTATCCTGCTGACAATACAATTGAACCTGCAGGAATTGAAAGCACCTCGATGGTGTCTGTTGCAGCAAGGGTGTCGAAGTCAGAATTTGTCAAGTCAACAACTTGACTCAGGACTTTGACATTTGGACCCTTTGCACTGTAGCCAGTAGTACCAGCGTTTGCAATTTGAAAAGGCATATCTCAGTCCCCCTTACGCTACTGTATCTACAACACCGCGAACGAGGGCTTCTGGGCGAAGGACTTTACGTCCAAACACGTGAAGGCCACGAACGATGTCGGAGAAGGTTTCAGTTGACCGAACAACTTCGGTTTTTGCAATGTGAGATGCAGTTGCAACGGCTGACATGTGACCAGCCAATACAATAGACTCACCAGCAGCGTCGGTAACGCCAGTGATGCTAACGGCATCAGTTCCACCCGGTACAAGTGCAGTTGACTTGTAGCAAGCAAAGCCAGCAATTTGACCCTGCATTACAAGGCCGTTGCGAAGCGGTGAAGTGCCATCACCAGTTACCTGTACTTCTGCAAACTTGCTACCAGCCGCGAACAGCTTTGAGTAGAAAGCAGGTGAAGCAACGAACCAACGGTTCTCTTCAGGAACAGACTGCTCATCGAGTTCCTTAGCCATTTCCAGCATCAGGTTAACAGCATTATCCTGAGTTGTGTGGATGGCAATCGGAGTACCGGCAGTACCTAGAGCAGTGTTGGTTGACAACAGACCACCAGACAGTGATGCGTCGTCAGCACCGGCAATACCAGCACCATCGGCAATTGCCTGAAGGACGTTGAAGTCGTACTTGCGCTTCAAAGAGTAGGCACCTGAAGAAGTAGCCAGTGCCTCAAAGTTTACATGAGACTGACGCTCTTCGATGTCGTCGATTTTGAATGCAAATGCGTTTGCTTGGTCGACAACCATTGTTGTTTGGTCGTCGGCAAGGTCTTGTGGGTTAACCACAGAGCCACGTGAGTAGCTAGATACTGTGATTGTTGGTTCTTTGATGATACGAACCGTATCGCCATAGTTCTCAATTTCCCCCGCATAATCGGTATTCGTAATATCTTCGGCAACCGAAGCGCGACGGAAGAATTTGAGGACTTTTTGGCTAAAAATTTCCGGTGTAAAGTTACCGGAAGGCAGGTTGTTATAACCTGCAGCGCGAGTAAAAGCCATTTGCTTTTCCTTCCATTTTGAGGTTAAGATTGATAGTCGATTCGCCCTTCAGCCCGTGCTGCGTCCAATTCGCTTTCCAGCTTTTCGAACTCCCACGGTTTCATCTTGGCGATTTGCGAAGCTTTCCAAACTTTCTTACCGTCTGTAGTTTCAGACCGTATTTCCCGTGTAGGGGTCTTTGTTACGGCATCTGCTGCAGAAGGCTCTTTGGTCTTCTTCTTTTTGGTTAAGCCAGCATCGGCTTTGTAGAGGTCTACGACCCGTGCTGCCCATCTAGCGTCGGTATTGTTTTTGTAAATACCATCTGCGATAGAAGCAGGCTGCTCTTCGAGCCACTCTAAAAACTTTTCGTCAGTCTTTAGGTCGGTAAAGTCAGGATGCAATCTTAGCAGTTCCTCGTAGGCTTTCTGCTTTTCAAGCTCCTTTTCACGTTCCTTAATAGACCCAAGTTCCTCGCGTAGCTTTGCAACCTGTGTTTCGGTTTGCAGGCTTGAAACTGTTTGAACAACCTCGAACACATCTGGATACCGTTCTTTGAACTCTTCCAGTTCTTCTTGGGTTTTTGGTGGGGCTACGCCTCGTGGCATTTCCGCCGCCCGTTCAGTCATTGTCTTACGAAGGGCTTCGATTTCTCCTTTGAACTCGCTTACCTTCGAATCGTAGTGACGTTTCAAGTCGTCATACCGTTTTTTATAGTCGTGGTCTTCAGAAGTTTCCTTCTTTTGTCCTACGAAACTATCGCCCGCCTCGTCTTGCTGAGTAGCCGCTTCTTGTTCTACGGGGTCAGCTTCTTGTTGGGCTTCTACATTCTCCTCGTCGTCCTCGTCTTTGTAGACATCATCCCGATATTTTCCGCGATATAGGCTGTCGTTGTTTACGGTTCCGAACGAGTCGTTTGCTTTATTGGCACGGTGGCCTCTTGCTTTTGCCATTGTTTTACCTCTTCATGCGGGGCCACATGGCTGTGGGTAGCCGCTCCGGTTGTGCTGGGGCCACGGGTTCGTGGGTAGCCAGCGGATTCTTATTAGTCTAAGAAACTTACTTGTATGCGGTCTTGAGTTATCATTCCGCCACGAGCCGCTGCAGCTTCTTGAACCGGCTGCTGCCCGTTCTCAGCAATGCGCTGCTCTGTCTTGCGGATACCGCGTTTGTTAATCTTTTCTAGGCGGTCTTCGCCAATAATCTTTACGAGGTGAGGTGCAATCTTGACCTCGCCACTAGATACCGCAATGTCTACAAGGTCTGAATGGCGTTCAAAATCCTGTGTAGAAAGCCCTCTGCGAACCGCTTCTTTCTGGGCATCCATAATCATCTTGCGAATATCTTGTTCGCCTGCGAACTCGACGGCTGCGGCGTTCAAAACATAAGTACCCTCTGGAACGCTGTCAGGGCGGTTGTCAGCGACTTTAGCTGCTTCGGATACCTGTGAGGGCGGAGCATCTACAAAACCGCTCTGTGCGGCTTGTACCCCTGCTGGCGGGGTTCCCATAGCGTAGGCGTTTCTGTTGCGTTCGGTAGGACGGTTTTGAGAACGTCCGTGCTCAATCATGCCGCCACGAGCATCGCCACCGCCGTAACCATCACTAACACCGCCAAAAGATTCGGCAGATTCGCCGGGGTCATATCCGCCACCATCATCTCCACTTTCCATACGAGCCTGAAGCTCCGCTTGATAAGCTGCACGTTCTGCTGCTTCTTTAGCTGCTGCTGCATCCGCTGCCCGTTTAGCTGCGGCCTGTTCTGCTGCAGTCTTGCGGTCTTTTATATCCTGAATGGCATCTGATAGCTTTTTACTACCGGAACGAGCCTGCGACAGGGCTTGGTCGTACTCTAATTTAGACAAACCATGTTTGGCTGCAGCAGCATTGCGGCTTTCTGCTAGACCATAGGCTGAGAACTGATTGGTTCGTGGGCTGTAGAAACTACCGGTTTCTGTGTAGTAACCATCCATGATGTTGTCTGAAATATTGTCCCAGCCAGCGTCTTCAATAGACTTACCACTACTAAAGTTGTAGCCAGTAGGGATGTATCCGTTGGCTACGGCGTCGATTGCCATCATGTGTTCTTGGGAAATCCCACGCATATTCCCCGTGTAAGTTCGCGAACCGGGTGCGCGGGTCACTCCGCCCGACCCCATCTTAAAAGAGAAACCCAAGTCCATACCTAGAGACGCTGCAGTGTTATAGCCTACCACATCACCGCTTTCGTACTCTTTTCCAGCCACTGTTCCAAAAGCTTCGGTTCGTGCTTGACGAATAGACGCCATATCGCTGTACTGAATTGAGTGAACCGCATCCGAAACAATTCCCAAGATGCCTGCAGGACGGGTGCTTGCTTCTCCAAAAGCATTGCGAACCGTGTCTCCAGCCACTATAGAGCCTACCATAGCACCGGGCACTCCGCCCACCATGCCCATAATCTTACCCGCTGTTTTACGAGTAGACGCTACATCTGCTATATCAGCAACAGCAGCCTTACCCATCTGTCCAAAGTTAGCCTTTGCGAAGTCTATATCACTCCAGCGACCTTGAGTTATAGGTTCCATAACATTGCCAATAAAACCTACGCGGTCTTTCAGAACATTTGTATCGTCTAGGCCAGACTGTAGGTAGTCACTATAGCTATTAAACTGGCTGTAATTTTCAGGAACTCCGAAAGATGTTTCGACCAGAGACTGCCCCGTTTGAAAAGAAGTCTGGGTCAAGACATTAGATTCGGCATCTCCTCTACCAGAATCCGGCTCAAAAGTCTCTAGTTCGGTTATGTCTTCTTCTGGCGTTACATCGATAGGAGTAACGGTAGGAATACCAAGATATTGCGTATAGAAGTTTACGAATTGGCTACCATATTGCTCTGCTGTGAGCGGAGTAGGACTAGGAGCAACAACAGGAGTAATGCCTGTAGTGCTAGAAGTAGTCGTTCCTGTCGTCGTTGTTGTGGTTGCCATTCTTTGCTATAGCCTCGTGATTATCCTTCAGTTTGAGGAGCATTTCCAGTAAAGCCGCTTTCCCCTGCAGTTGGCGCAGTTCCGACTCCGATTGTGCCGTTACCAGAGCCTTGTACGTCTGTTCCTTCAGGACTTGGAGATACTCCTCCAGCCCCTGCCATATCTGAGGCTGGGCCAGCAGCGGGGCCACCAGCTTCGCCTGTTCCTTGTTGTACATTTGCCATCATCCCTTTTAGCATCTGAGCGTAGAGTTGGGCTTCGTTGGCATCGTTCACGAGGCTATCAGGGTCGATGTCCTGTGCAATAGCCAGTTCACGCATTAGGTTAGGTATTTTGATAAATGGTGCAAGCATCGGGTTCGCAACAGTTTGCAACAGAGAGGTTAGGCGTTGTGTGCGAACTTCTTTTTGCATGACGGCTGCTACACCGCGAGGCTTAATTTCTAAGTCGCCCTTAATGTCTTCTGCTTCTTCATTGAACTGCATGTTCCACTGGAAGTAGGCCTCGCCCAACGGCTTCAAAAGCATGTCGTCTATGTTCTTGATGACAGTCTTCATAGATAGACCGGCAGAACCCATCAGCATAGAGAGACCAGCAGCGGTTCGTCCAGTTCCGCTAACACCTGTTTGTCCGTGAACAATAGACGGAATACCTGTCTCTTCGTCCGCAAGCTGACGGCTAATCTGGTACATTTGGATATTTTCACCAGCCGTGTTCGGAAACTTCAAGCCGTTGATAGCTGTTCCTGTGACACCAGACTGGCGACGGAATATTTTACCGGGGAAGATGTCCATGTTTTGACCGGGAACCAAGCTGGCTTCGTCCACATCGAACACCAAATTGCCTGCAAGAGCGAGGTTGTCGATTGCCATACGAATGTGACCGTTCATTAGCTTCTGGGCATCTTCCATGTTTTCTGCAACGCCAACGCCC